GGATGATTCCATTCCTTCAAAACCCGAACTGTGCCGGGATTGTAATTGACGGCGACTCCGGGAAGCAGATCCTCCTAGACCTGATGCGGAGCAGCAAGGTGGCGAGGAAGGCCACGATCCCGACCGTCAGCGAGGTCATCACGGCGAACGCGATGTTTGAGACCTCACTGTTCAATGACGGAATCCGGCACATCGATCAGACGGCGCTCCGTCAGGCGATCAGCAACTGCGAGCACAGACCTATCGGATCCGGAGGCGGGTTCGGCTACAAGACACTTGATGCGGCGTATGAGGTGGCGCTGATCGAGAGCGTATCTCTCGCGCATTGGCTTTGCTCTGAATCCAAGGCAAAGAAAAAACAGGCAATCAGGTATTGAGAGACCGCTTCGGCGGTCTTTTGATATAGCACTACGGATACCAACCGGTTAATTGGGAAGGAGTTACAAATGGCAAATCTTGAGAAACCGATCACCACACAGGAGGAACTGGACTCTCTCATCGGCGAGCGGCTGAAACGCGAACGCGATACCGCTGCCAAACGGTACGAGGGTTGGATCTCTCCGGACGAGCTGAAGAAACTTCAGGACGCACATGCAGCCGAGCTCAAAGGGCTACAGGATGCTGCCGAAAAGACGAAGGCGATGATCGAGGAAAAGGACAAGCTGATTGCGGATGGCATCAAATACAAGACCGACTTGGAAAAAACGAGAATTGCCATCAGCGCGGGTCTGAAAGCGGAGTACGCCAGCAGATTGCAAGGCGAGAACGCTGAGGACTGGAAGAAGGACGCGGAGCTCCTGGCGAAGGACTTCGTGTCCGCGAGAAGTGCCGCGCCGCTCGGGTCCTCTGAGCCTGTACCGGCTGAGAAGCTGGATCCATCAAGCGTTGCGGCGAAGAAGTTCACTGAGTGGTTCGACAACAATTTCAACTAATAGGAGGTAAAACTCATGTCTTCAGGAACTGCTACCAACCGTACCTACATTGACCTCCCGAGCGAAGTATCTGCTGAGATCCTTCAGAAGGTCCAGTATGATTCCGCTGTCATGAAGCTCGCTCGGCGGGTGGTTCTCCCCGGCCACGGCCTCACCATCCCGATGATCACCAGCGATCCCACTGCATCGTGGGTCAGCGAAACTGCCGACAAGCCCGTGAGCAATCCCGGGATTACCGAGAAGCTGATGACCGGCTACACGCTGGCCGTGATCGTGCCGTTCTCCAAGCAGTTCAGGCGCGATGTTGAAGGTCTGTATGCCCAGCTGGTCCAGCGGCTTCCCCGCGCTCTCGCTGAGAAGTTCGACTACACCGTTTTCCACGGCTCCCAGCCGGGAAGCAACTTCGATGTCATGTCTGCATGCACGGCTCAGTCCCTGGCTTCCGATGCGTATGCCGGACTGGTCGCAGCTGACGGCGACATCGCTGCCCACGGCGGGATCCTGAACGGCTTCGCACTTTCTCCCCAGGGCAAGAGCGTTCTGCTCTCTGCGGTTGACAGGAATGACCGTCCGCTGTTCATCAACAGCGTTGCGGAAGGCGCGATCCCGATGATCCTCGGCGCTCGCACTGAGCTGACCAAGGCTGCCTACAAAGCCGGCACGGCTCCGAATCCGGCGGTTGTCGGTGTTGCCGGCGACTGGACTCAGGCCATGTATGGCATTGTCGAGGATGTCGACATCTCCATCAGCGAGGAAGCGACCCTCAAGCTCGGCGATGACAGCACGATCAACCTGTGGCAGAAGAACATGTTCGCAGTCCGCGCGGAGATCGAGATCGGCTTCCGTGCTGACCTGGCATGCTTCAATCTGCTGACCGCTCAGGTCGGTGGTGCCACCGGCGCGACTGGCCAGTCCTGACCTAAGGGAGACACACCGTGAACATTCTGATTGCTGTGCCGACTTTTGAAACGATCTACCCGGATACGTTCAAGGCGATCTATGGCCTGGACACGGGTGATCACTCGGTGTTTTTCGACTTCGTGCGCGGGTATGACTGCGCAACGGCCCGGAACAACATCGTTCAGAAGGCGCTGGATGCCGGTGTTGACGCTGTGCTGATGGTAGACAACGACACCATCATTCCTGATGATGCGCTGATGAACCTCCTCGAGAATCCTGTGGATGTCTGTCTCGGCTTCTATGCTCATCGCAACCGCGACAACGAGTATACCGGCAAGACGAACCTCTGCAAGCTCGGGGAGTTCAACTACACCAAACAGTACACAGCGGCAGAACTGGCAGCGCTCCGCGAAAAAGGCATAACCAAGTTCCAGATTCACGGTGGAGGAATGGGATGCGCTCTGATCCGGACAGATCTGTTCCGGCGTATCAAGTACCCTTGGTACGACTGGGTCAACTATCCGGATCGGGGGACGCTCTCGGAAGATCTGTACTTCTGTGAGCAGTGCAAGGCCATCGGAGTACCGATCTACTCAGATACAAGAGTCGGGTGCGGTCACATCATGCGCCGGGCGTACTGGTGCGAGTGACCGCCTCCGGCATTAAGGAGAGAAACATGGTCAAAATGATCAATCAGATGACCGGGACAGAGATGTGGGTCGCTGACGAGCGTGTCGAGGAGTACAAGGCACTCGGACACCGCATTTTTGCGGATGCACCGAAGCCTGAGAAGAAGGCTCCCGAGAAGGCTCCGGCGAAGAAGGTCTCTGATAAGCCGGTCGCGAAGAAAGGATCTAAAAAATGAGTGCATTTGCTACCTTGAGCGATGTAATCACGCTCAGTGGCCGCGCATACACGGCTGACGAGCAGACGAGGATCGAGGCTCTGCTGCCGATGATCTCGGATGCGCTCCGGGTAGAGGCGCATAAGGTTGGCCGTGATCTTGACACGATGATTGCCGAAGATACCTCCGGAGCATATGGCAACACGGTCGAATTGGTCACAGTTGACATTGTGATCCGTGTAATGCGGCAATCCTTTGAAGGTGATCCGATGTCACAGGAATCGCAGTCCGCTCTCGGGTATTCCTGGAGCGGATCCTACGCGATTATTGGCGGCGGGATTGCTTCCGCGATCCTGACAAACGATCTCAAGAGACTGGGGCTGAAGCGTCAGCGCTGGGGATGGGAGAGCTTCTTCGATGAAACCGCACGGGATAACAGTTCAACTTGAGGTAAAGACCAAAACTGGAACGGACGGCTTCAACGCTCCGCTGTTCTCTTCTTCGTTCGTCAATGTGGACAATGTCCTGGTCGGCGTACCGGCCACGAACGAGCAGATCGACATCCAGGATCTTTACGGCAAGCGGATCCAGTATTGGCTCGGGATCCCGAAGGGCGACACGCATGACTGGGTGGATCGGGAGGTCAAACTTCCGGCTCCGTTCAACATGACCGTGAAGACCTTCGGCTTCGTTGAGACGGCGATTCAGGACCTGATCCCGCTCCAGTGGGGCGCGAGGGTCGCAGCCGAGGCTTTTGTCTATGGTGCCACCGGTGCGACAGGTGCGACCGGGGCAACAGGAGCCACCGGGCAGACCTGAGGTGCAGCCATGGCAGACAAAGTCAAGGTGGTGCTGAATGGTGCCGGCGTGAGGGAGCTGCTCCAGTCACAGGAAATGATGGATCTCTGTCTCGACCTGGCTGAGCAGATTGCGAGCCAGTGCGGTGACGGGTATGAAGTCAGTCAGTTTGTCGGGAAGAACCGTGTCAACGCCTCCGTTTATGCGGATACGGCAGAGGCACAGCGCGACAATTTTGAGAACGACACGCTTCTCAATGCTTTGGGAGGAATCTGATGCTGATTGAGGAAGTAGTCATCACATATCTGAACGGTCAGCTGACAGTTCCGGTATATGCCGAGGTTCCTGAGAGGGACATCCCGGAGAAGTATGTACTGGTTCACAAATCCGGCACTCGGTGCCGGAATTTTCTGTATTCCTCCACATTCTCGCTGAAATCTCGGGCGAAGTCGCGGTTCGAGGCAGCTGAGCTGAGTCAGGATGTTGTGGCCAAGATGCAGAATCTTCCGTCACTTGGCCGGGTGACAGGGGTTGACCTTGAGTCTGAGGGCGATGCCACCAACGGGAAAGAGTATTGCTATCAGGCTGTTTACACAATTTACCACTACTGAAAAGGAGTTAATGAACAATGCAGAACAGTGTTCAGAAAGTAACTGCCGGGAAGCCGAAGATCGGCGGGTCGCTTTTCCGCGCACCGCTGACCGAGACTCCCCCGACTGATGCGACCACTTCGCTCTCCGGAAACTTCACCTGTCTCGGGTACATCTCTGACGATGGCCTGACCAACAGTACGAACAAGGAGACCACGGTGGTCAAGGCGTGGGGCGGCGATACCGTAAAGGTGCTGCACACCAGCAAGACCGACACGTTCCACTACAAGCTCCTCCAGGTGCTTGATGTGGATGTCATGAAGTCCGTTTATGGTGACTCGAATGTCACCGGGACGCTCGACAGCGGCGTGACGATCAAAGCAAACAATGTCGAACAGTCGGGCAATGTCCTCGTGTTCGAGATGGTGCTGAACGAGACCATCAAGAAGCGTGTTGTCATCCCGAACGGCGTTGTTACCGAGGTCGCTGACATCCTGTACAAGGATGACGAGGTGGTCGGGTATGAGACCACGATCACCGCGCTGGCCGATTCCACCGGCAACACGCACTATGAGTACATCTACGGACCGACCGGGGCGACCGGTCAGACCTGAGGGATGACGGCATGAAGGTCAAAACGGAAACCGGGTTCGAGTGCGAGATTGATCCCGAAGCTCTGAACGATTACGAAGTGATCGAGCTGATCGTTGGCACGGAAC